TTGCACATCCAGTCGATATCCACCCATCTACATTTGTAGGAGCTTCATCATCATTAAGAAAAAATGCTACTTTGGAATCTTTCGATTGTTTGTTCAACTCACCTGCTAGAATATCAGCCAGGTCAAGCTCTTTTACTGCTTTCTTTTTCGCCATTAAATTGGTTTTTAGTTGTTAAATAAGTCATCAAATGCCGCAGCTACATCATCAGTTTTCTTTACTGATTCAGTTGTAGTTGGTGCAGTTTGTGTTGGTTGAGATGGAGTACTTTGAGATAAAGTACTTTGAGATACAGTTTCCTTCTCACCCTCACCACTTGGATTTAACCATCCTTCTAATACTGATTTTAATTCATCATAAGATAATTCAGAATATAAATCTGTAATTTCAGTTTGTGATTCCAAGAATTGAGTTACTTTCGCCTCATCTTCAGTTACTGCAGATGCATTTGGTTTAACTCTAATAGTAGTAGTTGGATAAGTAGTTCCAGCTTCTTCTGCTGATTTGTACTCGATTGTTAAATCTCTACCACTAGTTGGGTCTGTGATATCTCCGTAATCTGGGTCAGCAATGTATCCAAGAATTTCTTGATATACTGTTTTACCGAATCCCCAAAAACGAACTCCTTCACCTTCTTCACCTCTCACAACAACAGGTACAAAAGTACGAAGTTTTGGCTCCATAGCTTTCGCTGCTTTCCAATCTTCTTTATCTCCCATTCTTTTTAGTTTATCTGCAAACTCTACAATAGGGTCTGGTCTACCAAATGATTGTGGTGATAAATAAGTTTTGTTGTTAATGTTGTAGTGAAAGTACAGTTCAATAAATGGATTATCCTTTTCGAATTGATAAGGAACTATTCTCACTTGGTGTTTACCAGGTGTTGGTTTCCATAATGAATCTGATTTACGTTGTGTGTTTTGTAGTTTGTTCAGTCTACCTCTGATTGCGTTAATGTCTAAAGCCATGATTTTTACCTTTTAGTGTTAATTATTAATTGTTTAAGTTTAAAGTTTTGAGTGCTAAACTAGTAACACTCGGTGTATATATAAATATAAAGAAACCTCAAAAAACACCGAATTTTTTTGGTTACTTATTAACAATTTACTTAGCCCATTTATCTCTTTGTACAAGTTGTGAGATTATACCATAAACAGATAAATCTTCGTAAGTATCTTGAATATTTTCTCCTACTTCATCAGGTTGTCCTTTAACAACTAATTGAAGTAATCTTTGAATTTTATCATTTTTTCTGAACCATAAACCTGTTAAAGCAACTTTCTTATCATCATCAGTTTCCAATTGAGAACCAACTGAAATATTACCCGGTCCATAGTTTCTTTGTTTCTTACAAAATGTTACATACATTTCATCTAAGATTTTTTTGAACTCATCACAAGTTTGTGGGTAAGTTCTTTCACAGAATTCTACTGCATTTTCAGTAGGTTGTGTAGTTTGTTCTATCATACTTTTCTAATTTGTTATACAAATATACGAAATTATTTTCATATATCCAAATCTTTTTTAATTTTATTTTAATTCATCTTGTTTAGGAGACCCATGTCTATCGTAATAATGTGGGTAATTTTCTTCTCTATTTTTTCTAGCTCCGTAAAATATATTCCAAATTGTAAAAAATACATATACTGAAAATATACATCCACCTACTATAAACATTGCTATATTCATAATATTCGTCTTTGTCTAATTGCTATGGCGAATAGTAAAATAGTTCCTGCCCAATGTGCCGAGTATTGAGCTTCTTCGGTGTATCCGAATAATCCTAATCCAATTGAATAACACATACAAATGAATGCTATAATAACTGGATACCATGTGTTTAAAAATTTCTTCATAATATAATTTTTTATTAATATGCTTGTTTAATTGTGTAATTGAAAAGTGCTCCACAATCATCATCTTCATCTACAAGATTTTCTGTAACTTCAAAATAGTCTGGTAGTATTTCTTGTAATCCCTCGAAATCTACTTTTTGCCAATACCCAAACCTAAGTGTTAAGCTTTCTCTATCATATCCGATTTCAAAATCAGATGAACCATACCATTCTCTTATTTCTTTAAATTTTTTATATCCTATTCTCATACCTCGTATTCTCTATCTTTAATATCAATTTCCTTCATTAACAAGTCATATGATAACTCGGTTGGGTTATGGAATATAACCTCGTGGTCAATATACTCAAACTTCTCCATATCATTGGATTGTTTTTCTACTATCTTAGATAGTTTACCTTTCATATCTTCAGTCCATGTTGCCACATCTGATGATACTTCCATTGTGAACTTATGTCCACCTTTTGGTTTCCAATGAGTTGTTCCCTCATGAAATCCATAATTTTCGTAATACTGAGTATCAATTGTAATTATTGCCATTGTTTTATATTTTAACTAAACATTCTATTCCAAGTTAACCAAGATGGTTCATTCACCTTCTTTACTCTACCACCGATAACTACCCTACTGATAGTACATCTATCTCCACACTTGGAAACATCAAGTAGTAGAACACCTGTATTTACACACTCAGTACCAACAGCACTTCTCAACTCACCAATCTTATCAAACCCATCAATCGGGTCACTTACACTTAAATTTATCATATTTTATATTTTAAAGGTTTATTTCTTTCATTATATCATTAAGAATATTATTAAATATCATATCTGTTTTCTTTTTTTCTTGATATTTTTTCTTATTGATTATAGAATTTTGTTTTTTGATTATCGTATTAAGAGCAGAAATTACATCATTTTTAGTATCACCGATGATACCAACTCTCCACTTTACTCCATCTATATTAAGTGAATCACCTAAGTTTCTCTCCCACTTAGATAACATATATTGAACTCCAGTCAATATAGTTTCACTTTCATTCATTTTTACTAATCCTATGTGTGTTTCGTTTATCATTTTAATTGTTTAAAGGGTTTAATCATCACTCATTTACTATGTAAATATACGAAATTTATTTGGATTATACAAGCTTTTTTTCATTTATTTTCAATTAAATAATTCCCAATTCTTTTCCTCACCATACGCTTGAACCTCATATGGATGATTACCATAATGATATCCCATATCATAATATCTTTTGAACCAAGAAGGGGATTGTAAATAATGTTGGTACTCGTGAACTAAGGTCTGAATGATATGTTCTCTACTTTTCATATTAGGATAGTAGATAACAATACTATTATCAGTTCTATCAAACTCAGCATGACAATCATCTTGTTCACCTTCTGCTTCTGATTCACCACTATATCTAGCATAGATATTATAATGAGTTTCTACATAAGGAGTACACTCTGGTATAAATTTAGAGTAACCATAGTGTTTCTCTATCTTTGGATAAACTTCGTTGATTATTGTTTGGACTTGTTTCTCGGTCATATCTTTCTTATTTACTATGTAAATATACGAAAAATAAATGAGAAAACCTAATAAAAAGTGAATTATTTTTGATTAAATTCGATTACCTCGAAGATTCGTGTAGAAATTTTCTTTGTTCCTTCTACATTGGTAACTATAATGGAGTTTTTGAACTTTGTCCAATCTATTGAGAATTTTTTATCCAATACACCACCATTTTCTTCTTTAACTAATTCGTTTAACGCGTTAATAGTATAAAGAGTATTAGACTGTTTCTTCCTATGAACCAATATGGTATCACCTAATGGTCTTTCTGGTCTAAATGATGTATCTATATTATATGTAATAAATAACTCATCTAAATTACCCTTATTTTGAAGAACATAAATATAGTTATAGACAATGTGATAAGTTTCTCTTATTTCCTGAAGAACATCCTTTAATTTGTCTTTTGTCGTGAATGTACATAATAACTGTGTTTGCATAAAAATTTTACCCGCATAATATTCCTATATAAATATAAAAAATAATATTGGAAACGTTAAAATTTTAACAATTCGTAATGTACCTTGAATTAGAGGATTCTCTTGAGGTTTATTTACCTTTTGGATTAGTTCTTTGTGATTTTACTTTTGATTTAACACATTTCTTCATATCATCTCCGAATGCCGAAGCTACTTTTTGTGAAGTACCCGCGGTTCTCCATGTATCTTCTGCAATTTGTGTTTCATTTCCATCTTCACTTTTTGATTTAATAACAATAGAACCAGTTTCCGCATCTATCGAACAAGTTTCTCTTAAATGTTTTTTTAACCCATCTCTATCACCAGGTGGCATTTTATATCCACTTTGTTTAGCTAAACAATTTCTTATATTAGAGGGTTTTGCTCCAACTACTCCCATTTGAATTACCATTTTATCATTATCATCATCTGGCATATCGATATAAGAATCAAAATGTAATGCAGCCATTACCGTACCAACGTATGCTTGTGTATGTGGTCCGTTTTTTCCATCCTTTGGAAATCCTAATTTTTTATCAGATTCTCCAACTTGGTTAACAACGTTTTGATGTGCAATTTTAACTGTTGATTGTTCTTTTTGTTTAATACTTCCGGCTTGAGCAACACTAGAAGCTTCTATTGATGATGATTGTCCTCTAGCCTCTAATTCTTTTCTAATTTTTTTTAATTCATTATGTCCTCCAGTACTAACCTCACCTACCTTAATAAATAATTTAGTATATGGTGAATATGGTACAGATGTATCGTTTGTAGTATGCCAATCATCATCACTCATAAATTGTTGTGTAGTGGTGATTTTTTCTTTATCTGACATATTATTCCATTGTTCTTCGGAAATTTTCTTATCATCTAAATAACAACCAAATTCATGACCAGGTGATGGTTTTCCTGTTTTTTTAGATTTTTTTCGTTTTAATCCTCGTTTTTCAATACCTACTTCACCACTTCCACCTTTTAATAGTTTTTTACCAGCAAGAACTGCTACGTTTACAAAATTATCATCAACCGTTACCTTTACTGAACTTTTTAATGATTCTTTAGCAACAGTTGTTACCATTCTAATACCATCATTTATAGATAATGTTACCTTTTTAGCAACATCTTCACCGAATTCTCGTTTCATAACTTGGAATCTAGCGTTTGGTGTAGTATTGTTTTGTGGGTCATCTAACTGACTACTCTTTTTGTTAGAAACAGATACTATAAATTTTCTTCCATTTTCATCTTGTCCAACAACATATGTATCATGATATTTTCTAAACTTTTTAAAAGATTTTAATTCCTTTGCATAATAATCTCTATCTTCTTTTGATGAATTTTCATCATTTACTCTTTCTTCTAAATCCGCTTGAACTCCATCATCAATTTCTGAGGTTGATTGTATTGTATTAAAGGGTTTTGATGTATCCATACGACTTTCTCCCAAAAGCTCTTGGGTTGCCAATGCCCCATCAAACGCTGCTCGCATCCAATCTTTATAACCGTTTTCACTTCCTCCAAAACCAGATGAGCTTGATAATACATTTGGTTTAGGCATATCTTTCATTCTTTGAAATTCTTGTTCTGCATAAACTTCTCTAGTAGCTAAATAATCATATGCATCATCATTATATGGTTTTTCGAAATTTAAATCATTTAAAAGTCTTTCTTCAGGTGCTGAAAGTTTTTTCTTGGCTTTTAATTCCTGTACTACCTTACTTATCTGTTCTCTATTTTCAGCCCCATAATCATTATAATCAAGTGTATCTACTGCATTACAATATCTACTTTCACCTTGACTTGCTGCTTCACCACCAGCTCCAGCTTCTCCTGCATCTCTCAATCGTGCAGTTTCTTGTTGTTTTGATACAAGCTCTTCAGTTGATAATGGTTTGATATTTGTAGATGTACCATTCTGCTTTTCCTCTTTATCAGCTACTCTTGCTTGACGTTCTGCTTCTTTTTTAGCATAATCAGATTTTGCACCAATTGTTTTCTCTACTGCATCTTTATTATCGGTATCTTGATTATCCTCACCACCCTTTTCAATTGACTTATAAACACCAGGTCCTTCTTTGGTAAATGTTTCACCATCAAAATCTTTACCTTGTGAATCGTATTTTGCTTTATCAGCCATTTTGATGTATCCCTTACCACCTGTATTATAGTATTTCTCATCTTCAGGCTTCTTTTCATCCTTTTCGGTAAGAAATTCAAAGAGTTTTTCTTTTACATCATACTCACCCCATTCAGATAGAATTTCAGACATGATTGATTGATGTTCTTTATTTTCTATATTAGGGATTCCTACCCTATACGAGAGTTCTCTTACTAACTTATCTATGATTTGTTTATAATCCATCTATACTATAAATATTAAGGTGTTGATGTTTTGTAAGGATGTGAACTTGGTAGAGAACTTTCTAATCCCCATTTATGTGCAAGATATCCTTCTGCTTTTATTAAATGTGTTAAATCAGTACCACTTGTACCAGGTATATTTGCTACTGCAAAGAATTCACCTAATTTACCATCCAATTCTTGAGATGACCTGTTTCTCATCAACCTTAATTGTTGGTTTGTTTGTAATGAGTTATCATAATCATTTACAGGTGTGAATGCGTTTGTACCATCTACTCTAACACCGATTTGGTTTCCACTCTTATTAAACCAACAAGCAACTACATGATATTGGTTTCTTGTTAAACTTTTATCATCCCATAATTCTACATTACCGATTGTAGAACTAATTCTGTTAGAAAATAAACCATCTAAATCTAATTCACCTGGCCAAGAGTTTGATGAGTTACCACTACTGATTGCATAATCTCTTTTTGGTGATTGATTTGTTTCATAACTCCAAAGTGTATCTTGGGTACTATTTGTTCCTTCAAATCTAAACACACCGATTGCCCAATGGTTACCATTTGATACTTGTGCTTCATTTGTAGTACTTTGTAGATAATCACCATTACCATCAAAATCGAATACATTTAATCCATTTTGAGTTGATGAGTTAGTTACTACATTACTACCAATATCTATTGTATAAGTTCCTGATTTATCAGTTACAGAATTTAGACCTGTTCCACTTCTTGTGTAAGTTGAAGAATCTGATGCATCAATCCAAGCAACAGTTGTTATATCTGTACTTGGTGACCAAGGAGTAGCACTACCAGTTGGCCAGATGTGTTCGTTATTATAATAAACACCATCCACCGAAACATTATTGAAATTAATGCCTTGTGCAGTATTAATCCTTCTATCCATTTTTATCCTTGTATAATATATAAAGTACCACTAACTGGTGTAATTGCTTCATAAGATGCGGTTGTCATCACTTGTATCGTATCTATTGTTGATGAACTCACATAACCTAAACTTGCTATCTGAGTTGAACCACTAATGATATTACTACCATCTGTGATTTGTGATGAACCACTTACTATACCATCACCATTAGTGTTTAAATATTTTGAATCAAAAGTTGTTATAGTAGCCGAAGAATCAACTACCCATGTTGTTCCATTGTAACGATACACCGTACCATTACTTGAAGTGTGTGTATCCCCACTTGATGCTCCATCAGGAAAGTTAAAAGCCATAAATGTTCTCCTTTACTATATAAATATTAATTACTACACTCTACCTCGTATTCTATCCAAGGTTTGGTTGGTTTTTGATTTGGAAATACAAATTTTCTACAAGTACCATCTTGTTCAAAGTAAATTGTTTTTATCATTGTAGTTGGAATATGTCCACCTGTCGGTAAAACTTCATGTCCTTCTTCAAAGATATTTTCGATTGTTATTGTTAGATTTTGGATATCATCCCATACTCTCTCTTCTTGTTCTAACAATCTCCACGCACCTCTATTCAAATCTTGTTGTTGTAATGTACAATTTAGATAAGAAAATGTCGTATAAAGATTATTATAAGAATCGGAATATGTTGCTGCTGGAGCAAGATGACCTTTATCCCATGGGTTAGAGTAATAATCGTGTTTATCGGAAGTATGGACACCATTTTCTTTGTGAAAATCCATGTTACCTCTGTCTACGTTTTTTTCTCTGTTAGTTGATGTGTATATAAGTTTAACTGGTTGTTCCAATACTTCACTATACCACACTTTAAATACTTCGTTCTCAATAATTATTTCACTTCTTAGTTCTTGAGCAACGATTTCTTCCGGACTACACCCAACTAAGAGGAATGTAAGGAAGATAGATTTTAATAAATTCATAATTTTAATTAAAAGTTTAGTTCAATATATAAATATTAAACTTTTCCATAATCACTTCCCCAATCTGCTTTGACAGGAAATCCATAACTTTCGAGAACGGATTTAACTAATTTAATAGTTTCAACCTCAGAATCATCGAATTCAAATAAGAATGAATCATAAGTGTATAATATAGGAAGAGGAAGTTGTAACTTCTTAAGTTTACTCAGTACCTCAATATTAAACTCAGTTTCCGTCGCTTGAAGAATATAATTAAAAAACTTTTGTGCATTGGGTTTTTCAATCCAACCCAAAGGTATTTTTCTTCCTTTTGGAGTTTGTATATACCCATTCCTCACTGCTTCGTTTTGCATCTTGGAAATAAACTTATCTACCTTATCAAAGAATGGTATCTTTCTATCTTCATCGGATACTCCCCCATATAGGATACGGAACGTTCTTCCTTTGGATTCCCCATAATCACAACCATATTGGTCTGCTAACCATTGGTGAACCGAAGTATCGGGTAATTTGTATTTAATCAACTTACCAATAATTCGAACATGATATGCATCGTAATCAAATTGTAAGAACAACTTTCCTTTCTTTGGAACGAATACATCCCTACTACCATCGGATTTGTTTAATGCACCATAATTGATACCTAAATGCCTGTTTGAAGGTCTTGATGTAATCGTGTATGGATTGTACTCGGTGAATGTGTGTGAAAACCATAAGGATTTCTTATTATCGGACCATCTATCAAAAAATTTTTCCCTATCGACTTGAATCCCTTTTCTCTCGATATCTGAAAGAATAGGAATCATCGTTTCATCCACCCAATTGTTTGTATGTTTTATATCCCATTCACCTACAATACCTTGTAGTACCTCACCCCACTTCATTATAGGAAGAGATTTACCCAAACCATCCCTTATACCCATTCGGGTATAAAAACTCGTTAGAACCTCTAATTTATCACCAAATGGATATATCTTAAAGTTTTCAAAGAATAAAGAAGTTTGCACATCTTTTAAGTTATTTACCTTAATATCGGTTTGTAAAAAACCTTTTTTATTCCAAATCCACTTTGTTTGATTCGAGGTTGATAAATCTATTTCTAACTTTTCACAATCATTATGGTTAAATGGAAGTATGAAATCTAAGTTTGAGAATCGGACATACAAAAATGACAACCCATTTGTCATAGGATGCCTTTCCAAATCTTCCCAAATCGGAATAATCTTAGATTCTTCGTTATTCCAATATTCGAGGAATTGGTCTTTCTCTTTATTAGTTTCTACTATAATCATGCAGTAACTCCAGCATTATGTTCTAATAGGATTAATTCTGCAGTTTCTTCATCTACATAACCACTTCCATCGATATCGATTAAGTGTCCTACATAATACATTCCATCTTGTTGTGTTAAATCTGTTTTCTTCATAATGGTACTAATATACAAAATTTATTTGTAATATCCTAATTATTTTTTATTTAATTGTTCGTAGAAATGAAATATTGAAACATATTCTAACTCTTGTTCTTCTTTTTTCATAATTTTAAAATGGTAAAGGTTTATCCTCTTTTTCTTTTGGGATTGGTTTACTGTGGTCATCTAACTTTCGGTAATGTAAAGATGCGAATGGTTGATATCCTAATTCTGTTACATTCGGTCTAGCGTTAGGATATAGTTCATCTATCTTATCTACCATTTTGTGTGCATTTTTACGAGCCATGTAATCATCCTCACCATACACATACATATCAACTGTTACTACATATCGATTTCTTGGTTCTTTCATAATTTATATACTTAAATGTGTTAATTTTTCGTGTAATCGTTTCATGTGTTTACAAGGTTGATATGAACGAAAGGAACGTGCTGGACATTCACAATCATCAATCTTATAATCGGTTACCTTTACGTTATAGTAAGATAACTTACCTGTCTTTTTGTTTCGAGAACCCATTTCTCGATAGTACCAACTATTTGTCATAACCAACGAATTTTAAATCAACATCATCAACCCACCCTTTTGATACAGCATATGGGAATTCTTCATGTAACCAATAGTTCTGAACGTTCTGTAACTCTTTTAAACAATCTTCCCATAGTTCACCAATTGTGTAACCATCACCATATTTAATACCACCACACAAAGTCATTAGTTCGTTTAGAGTATCCCAATCATCATTGTTTTCAGCTTCGTTAATCTTAGTTTCAATTTCCATCTTCATGAATTCAGCAACGTAATCATTATATTCATACATTTCATTACTCCATGGTTTTGTTATTTTAGGTATCTTCATATCTTATTGGTTTAAGGTTAACATTGATAATGGAACATTATATTCATTGTAACTCATAGGAAGACCTGCTCCTTTTAGAACTTCAATAACAGCTTTGGTTCTGTTGATTTTCTTAACTCTACATTGTTTACCACTCAACTTTGGGTGATTAACTGAAACGTTAGCTCCGATATAAAGTTCTTGTTTTGTTTCCCAAGCAATTTCGGATTTTTTGATGTTAACTAATTCTACAATTTTAGAGTTTAACTCTCTTAGTTCTTGAAGGGAAAGGTTTTTTAATTCTGAATAATTCATTTGTTTTATGTTTTAAAGGTTTATAATTATCATTTCTTATTACATAAGTAATATACGACTATTTATTGGATTATGCAAGCTTTTTCTTAATTATTTTTAAGAAATCTTTGCCACCGATAAACAAGGATTGAATACTGTTTTATATCCACTTTTATTGTAAATACTATTAGTGAAGTTACTAATAATTGTATCCATGAAATCTTTTAGGAGGTAAGTTCCATCTGAAGAACCAAATCCTTGGTCTTCATCCCAATCGTTAGTCCATTCGTCTGCAATCTGTATAGAAGTATCAACCAATTCAGAGAATTGTACTTGTTCATCACTAATCATTTGTTTGAAAGAATCGATACCAAGGGCTCTTGATACGATGTTCGAAGGGTGTACTAAGTAATTCATATATTTTAAGTTTTAAGGTTTATATCTTGGGGATAATTCCCCACTCATTTACTATGTAAATATACGAAAAAAAATTGGAATAAACAAGCTTTTTCTTACTTATTTTTATAATTTTTCCAAATAGGGTAAAATCTTAAATTGTTCTTATCCCAAGGTGCTACAAAATGAAAAAAGTGTAGTGCTATTGTGTTACTATAATCATTAGTATCTGTATAGGGATTATTCAATTTATCCCAATTCCATTCAATATCATGCATCATAGGATTTATTGCTATGAACTCATCACCAATATCTAACCACTTTTTATAAAACACAATATTAAATATCGTTTGGTCCCAATATGGTTTTTTGTTTAGGTTATGTTCACAATAGTAATACAAGTATGCATCGTATAATTTTTTAAAGTAATTAGAATCAATCATATCACTATGATATAATAAGAAACAACTTTGCAATGCATCCCCATCACCATACTTCTGATATATCACATCTTTCTCTTTAGATTCATTATCTGAGAAATGTTCCATAAATGATAAATCATCTTTTTTGGTATAAATGAAGTTCTTGTCTTTTTCTGATAAATTAAGTTCTATTGGATTTAAGAATAAAACATCTAAATCACAATATAATACCCAATCCCATTTTTTAAAGTACCCATCAAACAAATATATTTTATGCCAATGGATTGTTGGGTTTTCTGGTAGTTGAGGTGTTTTAAATATATGAACTCCTTTTTGTATTAGTTTATTAGCTAACTCCGATTCAATATCTTCATTTACGATTAAACAGAAATCACCATCCCACTTTCCTTCATCAATTGAACTTTGAATCATAGGAAGAAAGTATTGTATATAATCAGGACTTGCTACTGAAACTATTACATTCTTCATTTATAATTTTTGAAAATAACCACCAATATCAAAAGAAGTATTTGTGTTTATAGAACCCTTAGTTGATGGGATAAATTCTGTGGGGTTTACTATTCTAAAATCAACAGATACTCTAGTATCATGTTCTATATTTGTTTTATTACCATGTATAAGATTTGCTCCATTAAATACAAGAACTTCACCATAACTTACATTATATGGTTTGAAATCATTTTTATCTTCTTCAGACTCAATCCATATAGTATTTGTATCATATGCATCAGTAAATGGTAACCAAATATTTATTTCACTCTTACCATGGTTATAATCCCTATCCCTATGCCATTCACCAACTGCTTGATTGTCTTTTAAATGAACTCTAAACGTTGGTATTTTTTGGTATATAATTTCATCCAATTCAAACTCATATTTAATAAAATTTTTTATAAATGTATTATATAGTTTTTGAAATCTATTTAAATCATCACGATAAAATCTTTTGTGCCAAGTAGTTGATTGGTCTTTTTCTCTTACAAGAGTATCATATTTTTCAACTTCATGTAAGTTTTCAAGAGTATTTGTTTTTAGATTAGTTTTAACTATTTCTCTAAACGGATATAATGAAGTATCGTATTTTAACTTATATGTTTTCATATATTCCAATGTTTTTCTCTAAGAGAATATACATCGATTGGTTCTCGTTTCATATGCCCACCTGTTTCAAACTTTGATGATTGTAATGCATATCCTGCTAAAAAGTTTCTTCTGAACCTATTTGATTCGTTTGGTTCTGAACCATGTACTGTGTGTGAATGAAGTAAAACCATTTCTCCCTTACGAGTATATCCTTCAATCTTTTTAAAATCATGACCAATTGGTAATACACATGGTTTACCTCTCTCATTTGACCAGTTTTTTGGGTTTGTTTTTGCTCTCTCATCATCAACTTCAATTGGAAGTATTGGTAATCGATGTGTACCCTCTAAATTCCAAACAGCACCATTTTCTTTATCATGATTATCCAAAGCTAGTGCAACATTAACATACTCATTATGTTTGCATTTTGTATAGAACGAGTTTTGATGCATATCCCTACCTAATTGACCAGGTGGTTTAAAATATGCCCAAGTCTGAGTACCACTTACACTAC